ATCTCATCCCATGTATATTGTCTCATTTGACCCCAATGATAGTTCAATCCTTTAAATCCCCAACTAAACACATTTGATACTGCAACTAAAGGGTTTTGATCATATTGAATATTCGGTGTTTTAGGTTGATATACAAAACAATAGTAATTTCCTGCTGTTGGTACTTTACCACCTTCACGTAATGCATTCATTACTTCTAACATCAAATCATCTCCACTTTCAGTACCAGTTACACTATCCATAACACCACGAAGTCTATTTAATTTAGCATTGGTAGGTCTTCTTTCTATTTGATTTGCAGGAACAGGTAAACCCGTATATTGGCCAGGTTTAGTGGGACTCCTAGCATCAATCTCTGCTTTTATCTCTTCATAACTTTGTTTAGACATTACTTGATACCTAATTCGTCCTCTGTTAATACTTTAAATTCCCACATACGGTCAGCACAATAATCTCTTGCTGCCTTCCATTTTGCTTGATTTCTAGCATATTCATAAACTTCGTAGATATACCCTTTTGTCTTCTTTTTTTGAGGTTTGGGTTCTACGCATTGTTTTTTTGGTTTTACCTCAATCAAATATTTTTTAATATGACCCTTTGATTCTTTGACTTTAATATAAAAATCTGGAAAGTATCTATGGATCCTATTATCAAGAGGAGATCTGTAAGGAAGGAATATTTCTTCACTTCCCCATTCTAAAATGTTTTCGTTTTTATCGCAGTAAACCATGAATTTACGTTCCCATAAAGAACGGTAAATTATGTTTCGAAAGTTACCTTTATACTTTAATGGGTTACTTGGCTGATATCTTCCTTTGTAAGACACTAAATAGAAATATAATAATATAAGTATATTTAGAGTGGCAGGACTTATTTCAAAATATAAAATGGGTACTCTTACCAGATTAGATCTTGGTAAGGTATCTTTGAATAACCAATATCAGGTACATATCGCAGGTATATCATTTGAATTAAAAAGATATCTTCAGCAATATTATAATATACCTAATGATTATGCAACTGGTAATAAGGTTGGTATAATGTGTGCTGAAGCCACATTACCTACCAGTTCATTTGCTACTTCAGAAGTTAAGGATAATTATCAAGGAATCAATCAACAGTTTGCACATACAAGAATATATGTTGATAGTGATTTTTCATTTTATGTAGATTCGGATTATAATGTTCTTAAATTTTTTGAAGGATGGATGGATTATGTTGCAGGTGATGATAACTTTAAGGGTATCACTCGTACTGATGATGTAAATTATTATAGAAGATTAAACTATCCTATGAATAGAGATAATAAGATAGGATATAAGTCTGGATCATTAACTATTACAAAATTTGAAAAGAATTTAGATCCAAAGAAAAGTATTACTTATGAATATGTAAATGCTTTTCCAAAGTCAATGACTTCAATACCCGTGCAATATGGTGGTGCTGATCTTGTAAAAGTAAATGTTCAGTTTGCATACGATAGATACAGGATGAAATAAAAAGTTTGTAAAACCCGTATATATAATATACTGAAATTATAAATTATGCCATTACCAAAAATTAATACCCCCGTCTATGAATTGGTATTGCCTTCTAGTGGAAGAAAAGTAAAATATAGACCATTCTTAGTTAGAGAAGAAAAAATTCTAATTATGGCTTTAGAATCTGAAGATCAAAAACAGATTTCTAATGCAATTAAAACAGTAATCTCACAGTGTGTTCAAACAAGAGGTATCAAAGTCGATAAAATGGCGACTTTTGATATTGAGTATCTATTTCTCAATGTTCGTGCAAAATCTGTTGGTGAATCTGTTGAGGTTAATGTAACCTGCCCTGATGATGGCCAAACAATGGTTCAGATGGAAATCGACATTGATTCTATTAAAGTTGAAAAAAATCCAGACCATAGTGATATTATTAAATTAGATAAAGATCTATCAGTTAAAATGAATTATCCATCTATGACTCAATTTATTGAGACTAATTTTGAAGTGGATACTGATAAACCTCAAGTAGATCAATCTCTTGATGTTATTATGCAATGTATTGATCAAGTATACAATGCAGAAGAATCTTGGGATGCAACTGATTGTACTAAAAAAGAATTGAGAGAATTTGTTGAGTCTATGAACTCTAAACAATTTAAGGATATTGAAAAGTTTTTTGAGACAATGCCTAAATTACAACATAAAATTAAGGTGATGAATCCAAATACTAAAGTTGAAAGTGAAGTGATGTTGGAGGGTCTAGCAAGTTTTTTCGCTTAGCTCTAGCTCATGAGAGTCTAGAGAATTACTATCGGACTAATTTTGCCCTGATGCAACACCATAAATATAGCTTAACAGAGTTAGAAAATATGATTCCTTGGGAAAGGGAAATTTATGTTTCACTTCTCCAGCAATACATTGAAGAAGAAAACTTAAAAGCACAGCAAAAACGTGGCTAAAACAGCAAAACCTAAACCTAAAATAAACGTATCAAAAGTAACTGCTCTTGGTGGGAAGGCTGCTGCTCCAATGAGAAGAGCAAAAAAGTCAAGAAAGGGTGCAAAATCACTTAAAGAAGTAAAAGCAGCGATTGATGCAAAAAACCCCACGTATGTAAGTCCTGTTTCAGGAGGTATGTTACCAGGCACAGGCCCTAAAATAGATCCAAGTAAATTAATACCAGAAGGTAATGTTGATGATGAACTAAGTCAAAGAGTTTCTGCTAATGAAGCAAAAATTACCAGCATTAAAAATATACTTAAATTAAGAAAAGAAAATGAACCTACTGATGATATAGCAGAGGTATCTGCAATACTTCAAGATATTGGTAATGCATTAAGTAAAGATTTTGCAAACAGAATTACACAAGAGAAAGATTCAATATCAACTTTAAGAGGGACTGCAGATAGAAAGAAAAGAACTGGTGCTGAAGCAGGAATAGAATCTGTTAAGAAAATAGGTGGTACTTTAGGTAAAGCATTTGATACAATAACTGCACCTGCAAAGGGCATACTTGATAAGGTTATGAATTTCTTCATGGCAATAGCAGGAGGATTTATTGCAGACAAAGCAATAACATGGTTGGGTAATAACAATGAAGCAATTACAGGATTCTTTAAATTCTTAGGAGATCATGGTAAAAAAATTCTAATTGGATTGGGAGCTATTGTTGGTGGTGTTCTTTTAGGAAAACTGGTCAAAAAAGTTAGACAACTTATTAAATTTACTAAAAATGTTTTTAAAGGATTGAATAGGGCTAGAAGGTTGGCTAGAGTCTTTGTAAAAAGAACACTTCCAAAGATGCTTAAAAATGCTAAAGCCTTGATTAAAAATGGTATATCTGCAATTAAGAATTTTGCTAAGAATATACCAGGTGCAAAAGGTTTATTTAAGATGGGTAAGAATGTAATAAAAGGTGGAAAGAATTTAATTAAAGGTGGAAAGACTTTATTAAAGAGTGGTGGTAAGTTATTAAAGACTGGTGGTAAGGGACTATTAAAAAACTTAGGTAAAGCTGGAGGTAAATCACTTCTTAAAAAGATTCCTATTGTTGGACTAGGTTTAGGTGCTGCATTTGCTGTAGGAAGATTATTACAAAAACCAGCAGATTGGAAAGGTGCTATAGGTGAAATGGCTTCTGGTGCTGCGTCTATGATTCCTGGTGTTGGAACTGCTCTTTCAGTCGGTATTGATGCTGGTATGATGGTAAGAGATAGTAAAATGTCTAAGGATGAGAAAGATTTGAAATCTGCAATGGGCAACTATGAGGCAGTAGCAGAAAAAATAGCTGGTAAGGAACAACAACTTAACTTTAAAAATAATGTTAATCCAACAGGAGATCTTACAGAACCTGATAGAAGTGGAACCACAGTTTTAGATCCTATAACAATTGCTGATCAGGCAAATTCAAGACAGCAAAATTCCTCCTTACAGGGTGAATTTGATACTGTACCTATTATTGGCTCAGAAGATGTCAGTAACTATTATATTACTCAGACTAAGGAAAAACTAGGGATATACGTATAAATGAGCCAGAAACAAGAAGTAAAAAGATTAAAGATCACTGCTGTTAATATTAGGAGTGTACTAACTGAGAGAAATAAAGAACTCACGAAGTTAGGTGATAAGAAGAAAATTCTTGTCCGTAAGCAACGATTACAGGCAGAAAGAGCAGCTGCCGAGAAGAAGATTGAAGGAAAAGGAGGCAACAAAGGCCCTGTAGCAGGTGTACTTGGTAATGTTGGTGGAATGGTAATGAGTATCAAAGATAGGGTAATGAATTTCTTTGGATATCTTTTGATGGGATTTGTTGTTCAGAAATTACCACAGATTATTTCTTTCCTAACATCCGCATATGATAAAATAGCACCATTCGTAAAAGTTGTATGGAAGGTTATAAGTTCGATTGCAAAAGCATTAGTAAAATTTGGTGGTTGGGTTGCTCAACTTTGGAAACCAAAAGATGCAGAAACCAATGTAGCTCAATTAGAAACTGCAAAAACACAGATTGAAGGTGAAGTTGATAGTTTAGAAATTCCTAAAGAGGAAACAGATGGGGGTGGTGAAGAAAAAGTAAGTGAAGGAGATACTTCTACTCCTATAAATTTTGATCCCGTTGGTCAAGATTCAGGAGGTTTAGATAAACCTACTAAAGGAGAAGGAGAGGATGAAGCAGTATTGGATGCAACAGGTACTACTGATGATCCTGAACCAGAAGGAGAGCAAACAGAAAGTCCATTAGAAAATTTAATTGCTATAGATCCTGAGAAAATTGCAAAAGGTGGGAGTGATGGTGAAGCAAAGGAGAATGTTACACAGGAAGATGGTCAAGTTAATAAAGTTATAGAATCTAATGTTAATAATATAATAGGTAAAGTTCATAAGGTCACTGGTGACTTAAAACGGGTAGATGGAAATAATGTTCAAACTGTTATTGTTCCTGTAGAAGTATTCGCAAATTCTGGTAATACAGATAGTGGATCTGGTGGCGGTGGTACTGGAGAAGAAAGACCAGAACCAGCATTATCTGAGAGTTTGGTTATAGACTAATGGCAGTACAATCTTCAAAATACGAAGTATTCAAGATCAAATCTTCCAATGGTGAGAGGGAGGTAGATCTTTTAGATGGGCCCTTTGCTGCAGGAAGTAGAGTTGTTAATCTATATTTTTATGAAAATGTATTATCACCACATATAACTGGTGTTGCTACTATTGTTAGTACTGGAGATGCAGTTGCTAAGGAAGGAGATGAATCAGTAACGGGTTCTTTGCATGAATATCTTCCACTTGAAGCTGGTTGTGAATTTATGTTCAGAGCTAAAACTGAAATTGGTGAAGGTATAGATTTTGCTATTAAAGGAGATCCTCATAGAATATTGTATATTAATGAAGTACAGATATTAGATAAACAGGCAAATAGTGAGACTATTCAAATAAGATTCTGTTCTAGAATCGGAGTATTGAATGCTATTAAAAAGGTTACATCATGCTATAAAGGTAGTATATCAGAATCTGTTGCTTCAATATGCAAAGATATTCTAACATTACCTGCAGACAGAGTATTGATTTCAGAATCTAGTAATACTTACACGTTTGCTGGAATGACTAAAAGACCATTTGATTTAATTGCAATGATTGCAAAGCAAACAATACCAATGAATACTGCTAATCCTGGTTATTTTGCATACGAAACAAAAAGTGGATTTAAGTTTGTATCATTAGATAGTTTAATTAATACAGAACCAGATGATCAAACTCATCATTATTTCTATAATTCTCAAAATAAAGATGTTAATCAGAAGGATGATGATAGTAATAATTTTAAAGTATCTGCTTTAGTTGTAGGTAGGGATCAAAATCTTACCAGTCAAATTAGATCTGGTATCTATGCAAGTAAAAATATATTTTTTAATCCAGCAACCTATTCTTTTACTGAAATTGATATTAATGTTGTTGATGGTAAATTAATAGACGATGAAAAATTTAGTACCTTAGGTGGTAAACCAACAGTCGCTAAAATTCTTGATGAAGAATTTGAAGGAGGAACAAAGTTCCACAGGGTATCAACTGCTGTAATGAATATTGGTGGTGCAGATACTAGTGTAGATCCTAATAATAGCCCTGAATTATATTATGCTGCTGGTGCTGCAAGATATAATATATTATTTTCTCAAAATTATTCTATTGTTGTTCCAATGAATACTGATTTAGAAGCAGGTGATACAATTAAACTTGAGATTGAGGTTATAAGTAGTAATAAGGAATCAGGCCCTGATCAAAAGACAAGTGGTACGTATATAATACAATCATTATGTCATTTCTTCGAGGCTGAAAAATCTGTTACTTCTATGAAATTAATAAGAGACTCTTATGGAATGCATTTTTCTAAGGGTGAAACACCTAAAAAGATGGAAAAAGTGGCTATTAAAAATAAGAGAGGTAGAACTACTGGTTCTAAATGGCAGGAGGTTAAAGACTAACTATGGCTGATCAGGATACATATGGATCTGGTACTAATGAATTTCTTGGTATCATTCTTCCATTAGAGTCACAAAAAGAGCAACAAAATGGCGACGAAGGTGTCGGTTACAGATATAGAGTTGCTGTAATGGGGAGTCATCCTAGTGATGAAACTGTAAAAGATACTGATATCATTTACGCAATGGTAGCTCTTGGAGTATCTGATGGAACGGGTGCAGGAGGTAAGAAAAAAACACCAGCACTATCACAAGGTGATGTTGTTATGGGTAAATTCATGGATGGCGATAGGAAACAAAATCCTGTTATCACAAATGTTTTAGGAAGAACTAAAGGTGTTAGGTATGGATCAGGAAGATTTGATATCAAAACTGGATATGTAGGTAACAATACAGATGCTAACTTAATTGATAATATTGAATTTAGTGAGACAGTGCCTATATGCACACCTTCTGCTAGAGTAGATAACAGTACAGATAATAGAGACCTCAGAACAGAGGATTTGGAAAGAAGTGGATTAGGTGGAGATAATGAAGTTGGTGCCCTT